CCCCTTCTACGCAGCCGACTGGACGCTGTCGGTGATCGGGATGAACGCAACCCAGCGCGGGATCTACATCTCGCTGCTGGCCTACCAATGGGCGAACGGGCATGCACCAGCAATGCGCGAGCAATGCGCGCGCATAGCGGGCGCAGAGCAGATGCAGGACGCAGACTGGGACGCCGTGCGAGCGAAGTTCGCGCTCGTTGACAGCGACCGAATGGTGAACGCGCGGCTCGAGGAATGCCGTGGAATCTGTAAGTCACGCTCCGACAACGCGAAACGCGCGGCGGCAGCGTCGTGGCAGAAGCGCGCGCAAAGCGCGAGCAATGCCGGAGCAGATGCTCCCGCAGATGCGGATGCAGATGCGACCGCAATGCGACCGCATATGCGCGAGCAAAGCGCGAGCAATGCTAGTCACAGTCATAGTCAGATACCAATCCCCCCTAAAGCCCCCCCTTCAAAGGGGGGGCAGCGCCTGCGGCGCAGGGATCTTGACAAGGCAGCAGCCGATCCGAACTGGATTCCGTTCTGACGAACCGAGCGAAGGGAACACCGATGACCGACGAAATCACCTGGCCGACCAACAAGCGACTCATGGCATCCCTGTGGCCGAAGTGGCGACCGACCGACGAGCAGGCCCGCCTCCTGAACGACCGATGGGGATTGCTGCACCAGGACACCCTGCGAAAGTGCATCGAGGACAACGCCATGCAGTCGCGCCGCGAGCCGTCCGTTTCGGCGATCAACCGCGCGTACTGCAAGCTCACCGCCCCGCTCGTCGGCGCGTCGACGTCGACGCACGACACCGAGCGAACCAGGCGCGATGCCGCCTACGTGCAGCCGCTGACCGACGCCGAGGTCGCCGACTGGGACGCGTGGGCAGAGGACGTCCTCGCCACCGCGACGCCTGCGGAGATCGACGCCGTGCGCCAGCGCATGCCCGTGGGCGAGTCGCGCCGCGTCCTTGCGGTCGCCGTCGACTACTGCCGCAGAAATCCCGAGAGATGGCCGACCCCTCGGTAAACTGCGGTGCATGGGCAAGCGTCGACGAAAGCAGCCGGCAGCCATCCTCCTCGGCGGCCTCGACGACTGCCTGCTCGGCAAGATGTTCCCGCACCCCAACGACGAGCAGGGAGTCCCGGTCGCCGTCTACAGCGGGGACATGATCGCCGCCCGTCTGCGAGACGACGAGAACATGTCAATGCCCAACGCACGTGCGTTCGTGACGGACAACATCGAGCAGAACTTCCTCGGCCCAGGCACCGCTCGAGTGGTATGGGCTGCAACGAGCGAAGATTTCGGGCAGCTCGTCGACCCCGACTGATATGCTCCCGCATATGCATATCCGTTCGTATGACGATTTCAAGACGGCGGTGACCGAGGAGGTCGCCTCCCAGGGCATGACCCGCAGCGGACTCGCCCGTCAGCTCGAGGCCGCCGGCCTCCTCCGCGCACACACCGTCCGATGCCTGCTCGGTTCTCCCGGCACCGTCATCGGTCGCCGAAAGCCGGCGTTCGACTCGGTGTTGACAATCGCCAACGCCGCCGGATTCGACCTCGTCCTCCAGCGCAGGAGCTGAACCCATTGCCAAGCAAGTCAACAAAGCAGCGTCGATTCATGGCAGCGGCCGCCCACAGCAGCGCCTTCGCCAAGCGCGCGGGAATCTCCCAGAAGGTCGCCCGAGAGTTCAACCGTGCCGACACCCGCCGGAAGGCACGGAAGCGATCCTGATGCCTTCTAGCCCCCCTGCTGGGCAAACCAAAATGGTCGCCGTCAACGAGAACGGCCGAAGAATCGGGGAGGGACACCACAATGCCACGATCACGGACGAAACCGTCAACGCCATCCGCGAACTCCACGAAGACCACGGCATCGGGTATCGACGCCTCGCAAGGCAGTTCGGACTCCACGTCGAAACCGTCAAGAAAATCTGCCGCTACCAGCGCAGGGCAGCAACCCCCAAAGCATGGAAGCGCGTCGAGGCCGCACGGCCGTCCATTGACGTATGACCCTGCGGTCGCCGACAGGATCTGCAAGGAGCTTGCCGATGGCGCAAGCCTCCGCAAGGTCTGCGCGGCACCAGGCATGCCGCCAGAGTCGACGGTACGGGGATGGGTCGTTGACGATGTGCAGGGCTTTGCCGCGCAATACACGCGCGCTCGTCAATTGCTGGCAGAACGATGGGCCGACGAGGTTCTCGATCTTGCTGACCTCCCGCCGTCCACGCTGTCCGATGGTCGCATTGACACGGGCGCGGTGAACCATCAGCGACTCATGGTTGACAGCCGGAAGTGGCTGCTGTCCAAAGTGCTGCCGAAGGTGTATGGCGACAAGGTTGCCGTCGACCACGCCGGCGGCGTCAGCATCGTCCTGAAGACCAACGTCCCCGATGCCGAAGACGGACATTGAACTCACGTATGCGCCTCGAGCGTGGCAGCGCGAGTGCCACCTCCTGAAGCGGCGGTTCACCGTCCTGGTGCTGCACCGCCGCGCCGGCAAGACCGAGCTGGCGATCATGGAACTCATCAACCGCGCTGTCAAGTGCAGCCGGGAACTGGGGTTCTTCGTGTACGTCGCCCCGTTCCTGAAGCAGGCGAAGGCCATCGCGTGGGCGAGACTGAAGGACAAGCTCGGCCCCCTGCGCGCGACCGGCGCGGTCGATGTCAACGAGGTCGATCTCGCCGTGACGTTCAAGCACAACGGCGCCACGATCCGCCTGTTCGGCGGCGACAACCCCGACGCCCTGCGCGGCATCCGCCTTGACGGTGCGGTCATCGACGAGGTCGCCCAGATCAAGCCCGAGGTATGGACGGAGATCGTGCAGCCGGCGCTCGCCGACCGCAAGGGGTGGGCGCTGTTCATCGGCACACCCGCCGGCATGAACCTGTTCGCCGAGCTGTACTACAAGGCCGGGAACCTCGAGGACTGGGTGGCGAAGAGATACACCGTCAACGACACCGACGCGCTCGACCCCGACGAGGTCGCTCGCCTGAAGCGCGACATGTCCCCCGAGGCGTTCTCCCGCGAGTTCCTGTGCGACTTCAGCGCGGCAGGCGACGACCAGCTCATCGCGCTTGCCGACGCCGAGGCCGCCTCCGAGCGCGAGTACCCGGACGGCGACGTCATCGACTCTCCGCTGGTGATCGGCGTCGACCCCGCCCGGTTCGGCGACGACCGAAGCGTCATCATGCTGCGGCAGGGACTGCGCGCCGAGGAGCCGATCATCCGGCACGGCATTGACAACATGAGCCTCGCGAGCCTGGTCGCCAACGTCATCGAGGATCGCGACCCGGACGCGGTGTTCATCGACGCAGGCGCTGGTGCCGGCGTGATCGACCGCCTGCGGCAGCTCGGGTACGACGTCACCGAGGTCGCGTTCGGCGGCAAGGCGACCTACCCGAACCTGTTCGTCAACAAGCGAACCGAGATGTGGTGGGCTGTCAAGGAGTGGCTCGAGGCCGGCGGTTCGATCCCCGACGAGTCGACGCTGAAGGTCGAACTGTCGACGCCGACCTACTCCTACGACACGGTCGGACGCCGCGTCCTCGAGTCGAAGGACGAGATCAAGAAGCGACTGCAAGGCGGCGGCTCTCCCGACATCGCCGACGCGCTCGCGCTCACGTTCTCGTTCGCCGTCAGCAAGCAGCTCCCGCGCGAGGTGCGCGACCGCATCACGAAGCGCGGCAGCGACTACGACCCCTACAAACGGGAACCGTAATCGCATCATGGAGGAATAGAGTCATGGTCAGGCAGGCAACCGAACAGGACGTCGACCAATTGACCGCAATGGCACGCGAGTTCATCGGCTACAGCGCGTATGGCACGATGATCGCGCCAGCCGACGATGACATACGCACGGGCATCATCTCCGTGATCCGATCCGGCGTGATGTTCGTCGCCGAGGTCGATGGCAAGCTGGTCGGCGTCATCGCGGGGATCATCGCTCCGATGTGGTTCGCGCCGAGCATTTCGTGCGCCGTCGAACTCGCCTGGTGGGTTGATCCGGCGCACCGCATGACGCGCATCCCGTTCCGTCTGATAGCGGCGCTCGAGGAATGGGCAAGGGAATCGGGCGCGAGGCTCCTGTGCATGAGCGAACTCGTCATCAACGGCGAGACGCCAATCGC